GCAGCACCTACACTTGCTCAATACAAGTCAGCAGCTTGCATTAAGACTGGCACAGACACATGGTATGTGGTGGGTGGAATTGCTTAATTCATTCGTATCTGTCTTAGACAGTGGTGGCGCAGGTGGCGGTGCTGGGGCTTACGAGTCTATCGCTACTATTATAGCTTCCAGTGCTGCTACTACTATTACTTTTTCAAGTATTCCATCAACCTACAAACATTTACAAGTCAGATGGATAGCCAATACTTATAATGCAACGAGTAACGAAGGTTTATACATTCAATTTAATGGAGACACAGCAGCCAATTATTCATGGCATGCTCTCAATGGTGACGGCTCAGGTGCGTACTCAAACGGTGCAGCAAATGTGACTTACCCTTGTTTGACTGCTGCTGTTTTGCCAGCAACAGGAACGACTTACGGAGTAGGTATTCTAGATGTTCAAGATTACTCTGTAACTACAAAAAACAAGACCGCCCGTATGATCGCTGGGCGCGACACTAATGGAGCGACTACTCAGACAATTAATCTTTCAAGCGGAGCGTGGTTTAACACAGCAGCTATTACATCTTTATCTTTTAGGACTGGAACAGGGTTTAGCAATACTTCAATCTTTTCACTATACGGAATTAAGGGAGCGTAAATGCCAGCAACATACGAGCCAATCGCTACCACGACTTTAGGCAGTGCAGCAGCATCTATTACTTTTAGCAGCATCCCTGCGACTTATACTGATTTACGATTGGTATTTGTGTTTTCAGGTAATGCAGCAGTTAATCCTAGATTTAGATTTAATTCCGATACTGCAAGCAATTACTCTCAAACCGCTTTAATGGGAGATGGTTCGAGCGCGCAATCAACTAGAGGAACATCTCAAACTTTAATTTACACAACTATCTATAATGGTTTGGCATCTGGAGTGCCAGGATTTTGCACTATCGATGTGTTTTTATATGCTGGTTCTACATTTAAGACCTGCCTTTTAACTGGTTCAACTGATAGCAACGGCTCAGGTCAAGTTGAAAGAGATGTTGCCTTATGGCGCAGCACTTCTGCTATTACACAGATTGACCTTATTAGTGGTTCTGCTAATTTTAATATCGGAACTACCGCGACTCTGTATGGGATAAAAAATGCCTAGTACCTACACACTCATCTCATCCAATGTCCTTGGCAGTTCGGCTGCATCTGTTACTTTCTCTGCTATTCCTAGCACTTATACGGACTTGGTAGTGCGCTGGTCTGCCCGTAGCGATACCACAAACAATCTAATGAAAATAAGTTTTAATTCAGATAGTGCTACAAATTATTCAGATGTTATGTTGCTTGTATTTAGTGGAAGTCCGACATCGGCGCTTAATTCAAGTGGCACTTATTTAACTGGTGCATCTGGTATGGACACAACAGCGGAAACAGCAAGCACCTTTTCAAGCACTGAGTTATATATTCCGTCTTACACCGCTTCACAGAATAAGCCGATGTCTTACACGACAGCTCGAGAGGACAATTCAAGCACTGTTTATCTACGCGCTCACGCGCACCTATGGCGTAACACGGCAGCAATTACTTCTATTGCTCTTACCCCGAATACCGGCAATCTTGTCTCAGGTTCATCATTCTATCTATACGGCATCAAGAACTCATAAGGAGCAATAATGACAACAGCAATCGAAATCAACTGCGAAACAGGTGAGGTCATCGAACGCCCTTTGACGGCCGATGAAATCGCAGCCAATGAGGCAGCAGCAGCACAGGCAGAAGCAGACCGCGTAGCTGCAGAAACAGAAGCAGCAACTAAGGCTGAGGCTAAGGCTGCGCTACTTGAGAAGCTTGGCATCTCTGAGGATGAAGCGAAGCTTTTACTTGGATGAAGGTAAAACTCTCTAAAGCTGCTATCCAATTAAGAGAGCAGATTGATGACTCGTTCCCAGATCGTGACCGCACATCGGATGGTTGGGTCGGTGATACCAGACACGCTGCTCGCAAGTCAGATCATAATCCTGATGAGCAAGGCTGGGTACGCGCCATTGATGTGGACAAAGACTTATTTAAGGGCGGAAAGCCAGACATCATGGGAGATCTTGCTGATCAGCTTCGTACCTTGTCCAAGTCAAAAGCAGACAAGCGTATTAGTTACATCATTTACGATGGACGAATCTGTTCCCACATCCTTAACTGGAAGTGGCGCAAGTACACAGGGGCTAACAAACATACTAAGCACATGCATGTCAGCTTTAAGAAAGAAGCTGATAATGACGGGGCTTTTTTTCAAGTACCTATGTTAGGAGCATCTAATGGATAATCTACTTCTCATCATTGCCGGCATTGCAGGTGTTGCACTATTGCCAGCACTGCGCACAGCTATCAAGTCATACCGCGCCCGTAAGTCAGCAGCAGACATTATTGTCGATGCACTAGAGGCAGCTATTGACGAGGTAGATAAAAAGTGACACAGGCAGACTTCTTCACCCTTTACATCGCCACTATTGCTGCACTGGGTGGGTTGTCTGGCTATGTCATCACGCATCTATTGTCAGAGATCAAAAGACTCAACACGCGAGTCGATGAGATCTATAACATCTTGCTTGACAGGTAACATTCTGCTATGGCAAGAAAAGCTACTAAGGCATTAGAGGAGCAAGGCTACTCAAAGCTAGATGCTTACTGCATTGGGCTTTATGAATACTTCTGCTCTCTTAAGCGTGCAGGTTTCGCAGAAGATATTGCTATGTTCATGATTACAGAACCACAGGCTTACCCGCACTGGATTCTTCCAGACCCTATCGCGCCTGAGAAGTTTGGCGATTACGAAGATGAGGATGACGATTAAGCGCATAGTCGTAGTCTCGGACTTACAAGTCCCATATCACGACAGGGTTGCAACCCGTAACCTTGCAAACTTCATCTCTAAGTTTAAGCCAGATCAAGTAGTCACCATTGGCGATGAGATTGACCTTCCCCAGATATCTAAGTGGGAAGAAGGGCGCATGGGCTCATATGCCCAGACCCTAGATGATGACCGTAATGAGGCTGTGCAGCTTCTCTGGGAGTTAGGCGTAACAGACTGCATCCGTAGCAATCACACAGATCGCCTGTATAACATCATCATGGCTAAAGTCCCTGCATTTGGTGCACTGCCAGAGCTGCGCTTTGAGAAGTTCATGAAGTTTGATGAGTTAGGGATTACCTTTCATAAGAACCCTATGCCTATTGCACCTAACTGGATTGCTGTGCATGGAGACCATACCCCTATCAAGCCACAGGGTGGGCTCTCAGCCCTTGAGGCAGCCCGTAGGCATGGAAAGAATGTCATCTCAGGTCATACCCACAGAGCAGGGCGTTCAGCCTTCTCAGAGGCTTCTGGAGGGCGCATAGGGCGTGTCCTGCATGGTGTTGAGGTAGGCAATCTTATGGACTTTAAGCAAGCTGCATACACTAAGGGCGTTGCTAACTGGCAACAGGCATTCGCCATCATCTATGTCAATAAGGCTAAGGTTCAGGTCGATCTTATTAACATTGAGAAGGACGGCACATTCATTGTGGCTGGAAAGTCCTACGGCAGACCCAGATAATCGTTATCATTTCGTTACACAAATGTGCTTGATTAGTCGGATGATTCTGTCACACTAATTCAGTAGCCAATCAAGGGCATTGGCACAGTTAGGTACGGAAATGATCAAGTTCAATAGAATTAACGGATGGTCTTACAAAACATCTGATAATGCTTACATTATTAGCAACTGTGGTAACCGCACATGGTTCTCAGCTGAGATCGATGCAGAGCTAACTGCCAAGCATGGCTTTGAGGTAGCAGTAGAAAACAGCAAGGTGTATCACACTACTTTGACAGAAGCTCAGAACTGGGTACGAAATTATAATTATGTGGCGGTGAGCGCATAATGGCAAACACAGACAAGCTACTACTTATCTGCATCATTGGCATGATTATAGGCTTTATTATAGTCATCATAGATGTGCAAAAAACATCATACAAAAAGGGCGTACGAGATGGCTATCACCGTGGTCGTAGCATCAAGGGGCAGGAATGAAAGCCAGTGAAATCTTACTCACAGCCACAGACACGATCCGTGACCGTGGGCTATCATACGGTCACCCTGCGGATAACCTGCAACACACCGCAATGCTGCTCAGTGCATATCTACAAACACCAATACACGACTATCAGGTGGCAGGGATCATGGTCTTGGTTAAACTTGCAAGGACTAATCAGTCCGCTCAGCACATCGACAACTGGGTCGATCTATGCTCATACGGAGCACTAGCAGGGCAACTAGCTACAGAGGAGAATGACCTTTATGTTTAACCTAGCCGATTATGAGCCAGTGGAGGTAAGACTTGAAAAGTTTATTAAGGACTATCCAGCGTTTCGCATATCTACAGAGCTGGAAGTGGTCGAGGCTTCTCGATACATTGTTAAGGCGTATTTATTTAAGAATGCTGAAGATGGCGTTGCATGGGCAACAGGGTACGCTGAAGAAACGGTTACTAGCCGAGGCGTTAATCAGACTTCAGCACTGGAGAATTGCGAGACTTCAGCAATCGGCAGAGCACTTGCAAATGCAGGTTATGCGCCTAAAGGAAAGAGACCAAGCCGAGAAGAAATGACTAAGGTGGTTGCTACAAAAGTAGTAAAGCCACCGGTGCAAGATGTTAAGCCAGATGATCAAGATTATTGGACTACACCTGTTGGAGAGTACAGGGGCGTAGTAGATGCACCTGTCACACTTGATAAGGCAATGGAAACTATTGCAGCTGTAATGGGAACAGGTGAAGCACAAGAAAGCCCATCATGCAAGCATGGACATATGCAATGGCGTGAGGGTGAAAAGAATGGTAAGGCATGGGGCGGCTTTATGTGCTCTGTCGTTAATCATCAAGGGGGCGAGCCTAAGTGCCCTGCTCTATGGTATGTAGTTAATAGTCAGGGAAAATGGGAACCACAGAAGGCGAGAGCATAATGGGAAACATTGGCATTAAGATTAATGGTGAGTGGGTAGATCTCATGTCTGCCTTTGTACCTTGTCAGCTGTGTAATGAGCCAGTTGCGATCAGAGATCTAGAGGACATATCATCCGACTCAGTTAATGGTGTTGTCACATGGCAATGTGCCAAGTGTAAGGCTGTCAATGGATAGAGAAAACCTGTTCACGGCTATGATTATTGTTATGTTTATTGCAGGCGTAACAATGGGCTTAATGCTCAATGGCTAGTCAAGCAAGGAAACACAGAGGATTCCGCACAGAGCGCGTAGTCGCACAGTACCTATCGACTGTTTGGCAAGGCGCATGTGTTGGAAGGGGTAGTGGCAAGGATATTGTCAATGTACCGTTTGATGTTGAAGTCAAAGCCCGCGCTGGATTTCAACCTCTTGCCTACATTAAACAATTGAAAGCTCGAACAGCCATTTCGGGGGAATTAGGCTTCGGAGTTATTAGACTCAACGGACAAGGTGAAGATGCGCGAGAGTATGCCGCCATCATCCGACTTGAGGATCTCTTGCCACTACTTCAATTAAGATATGGTCATCTATCCAGCGAACCCACAGAGGCAGACATTGACCGCTGCACAGGCTGTGGGTCTTACATGATAAAGAGGTGCTTAACTTGCCAGCCTACGACTACAAATGCACACGATGCAATCTTAGTCAAGAGATCTATCACGGATGGCACGATCGACCAGTAATACCATGCACCTATTGCAATGAGCCAATGATTAAATTAATTGCAGCTACTCCAGCAGTATTTAAGGGTAAGGGCTTCTACAGTACGGATAAATAGTTATCCACAGAAGTTATCCACAGCCGGTGATTAGGAGGAACTATGAAACGAAACACCGCTCTGAGCAGGACTTTTACAAATGGATTTGACATCGATGGTACGCTAACTCAGCAGAGC